GAACAGGAGGTTTAGATTTTATAGTGATTAGATCACGCGCTGGGTTAAAATTATCATTAAACCAAGCGTTAGCTGCATCCCCTCCACGCTCTGAAGCTATTTGGTTTATTTTATTTTGAAATTGTGGATGGAGCACGCGCCCATCTTTACTTCTAAGATTTTCGTATCTTTCCCTAAACGAAGGAAATTGTGTAGGAAGTGACGCATCATTTTTGGGTAGCGTTACTTGCGCTGGATCAGGTTTTTTTGGGCGCGGATTGTAGGCAACAGAAGGATTAACCCGTTGCAATAAATCATGAAAAGAACTTTTTGTACCTGGCCTTGGAGGAGGCTTTGTTATGTTAGGGTCACGAGCTTGCCACTTTCCTGTACGGGGATTTTTGAAAAGGCCGCCTTCCTTATAACCTTTATCTTGAAGAAACCTTAAAAATTTATCGTCAATAAACTGGGAAGGAAGCCCTTCGCCTGGTATACCTCGTGTTACGTTCATCCCCCATTTACTTGCATCTATTTGTTTTTCTGGTGGCAATCTACTGTGCCAGTCCCTAAACATATGCTGATGAGGTACAGGCTCAAACTTACCTGCCAAGCTGCGCCCCGTTAAAATAGTAGGAAAGGCTGGATGAATATCAGGTCTATATAAAGGGGGCGTATTATCTACTGTAAAGAGTCTGTTTCCTGCAGCGTAAGTAGGACGAACCTTTATTCCTTCTAGCCTTCCTGTTTTTTTATAAATATCTTTTTGTTTAGGGGTTAAAGGAGGGGTGTAAAGATCAGAGTCAGTATAAGTTTCTACAATTTCATTCCAGTCTACCACTTTTTGCAATTTTCTTTTGCCGCCCATTGTTATCGGCGTAAAACCCTTATTTTTATATTCTTTTGAATCTCCTTTAGTTACAAGGTCTGCGATAACGCGGCGCATAGGAAAAGACCCCTTATTAGCTTTGTTCCACAGGGCTTTGTCCGTAATTTTGAAGGGTTTGTCATCAGCGTCTCTAAAGGCTTTATCAATTTCTGCCAAGTTTTTAATATTTTTATTAAGCTTGCCTTCGAGCTCCGAATTTAAGTTATCAATGTTTTTAAAAAAAGAATTTTTTATTTTTCCAAAAACTTTTTTATTACTAAACAACTGTTCAGGGCTTCCCAGTGCAGTTGTCCACACGACATCATCAGACGTTTGTCCCAATATACGACTAGCTGCCCCTTTATCCATGACAGCCCATGTCGGTATTCTTTCCGTTTTAAAATCTGGGAGATCTATTCCCATTATAGAAAAAGAAGGGCCGCCACCCAACGCAGGGCTTGTGCGGTCAGCTTGAGTAGCTTTAATTATTTTTCCTTCGGGAGCAATTTCAGTAAATTTTTGTAGTTCTTCTTTTTTCCTTCTTGCTTCTGCTTTCATATGGGCAGCGGCGCGGTCTACATCTTTAAACAGATACCTATCCACTAAATCAGCCAAGCTCATGCCTTCACGATCTGCAATATCTCTTGCTAATTTTAATACTGGTTGTATAAATGGTTTTACCAAACCACCCGTCCCAAACATAGGCAGTCCTTCAAGGATCTTTTCTCGCATCTTGGGGGTCATAGTAACGGATAATACTTCACCGTCCTCCGTACCCTTAAATTTCTCACGCCCAATTCTTGCTTTAGGGTCAAGCTTTTTAAGTAACTTCTTTAACCGCTGGGGCATAATAACATCATAATATTCTATATTACCGTGACCCCCAAAAAATTCCAGTTTACCGCCCACCAATAAATCTTTACCTTCTAAAGAAACAGTAAATGGTGGGGCATTAAGCGTCTTTTTTGCATTTCCAAAGTCTTTTATTTCTTGTGTTATTGGCTTTCCTCTCGCCTTCTGAGGAGAAGTTATATTACGAGATTTTTTTATTAATTTTTTAGCTCTTTCTTCTCCCACAATAGACGCTAATTTTTCTTTAGGAACCGTTTCTTTATAAAATGGTTCAAACTTCCCCATAGGAAGTTGTGAGTCAACATCATAAACTGTTAATTTTTTTGTTAAAGGATTCCACTGCATAATACTAGGAAATGTGCGTTGTCCTGAACGCAGTGCTATATCCTTGCCAGGGCTAAAGGTTATCTTTTCATAATCCCCTTTAGCCGCTTCAAACAACGCACGCTTTAAAGCAAGGTCTGTCCACTTACTTGTTTCTGTTACAAAGGGAGCAGCGGGCACGCCGCGATCAAGTATTTTATCTATTGCCGAAAGCTCCCTGCCCATTTTTTCCCTTTGTTTTTCCCAGTCATTGAGCATAGACTTATCGGCATCCCATTCTATACCCTTATAATTGAAGTAGTCGCGTCTTGCATACCACTCTTTAGTAGCTTTAGGGTTACTCTTCTCATGTTCTTTTATTTGTTTCCGTAGTTTCTCTAGATCTTCTGCATAATTTCGCTCAAGGTCTTTAAATCCACTTCTTTTTCCTGTTTGGCCCCAGTCAGACTGGATCTCTTCAATGTGTAGAGATTTTTTGTCTGTTTTTCTATTTATACGATCCGTCATACGCAGATGGGCAAGAAGATTTTTTTCTGGAAAATGCCCCTGCACAAAATCTTCTCCTGCTGATCCTGACTCACCCCCAAATTCGGCTTGTTCAATCGCCAGCATTTCGTCGCTTTCAACGTCTGTTAAGTTGCGGCGCGCAGCTATGTTATTTAGCTCGTCGTATCTGGCTGCATTTGTGGCTGCGTCTGAAGTGCGTGAAGGAAGAAGTAATTCAATTTCACGATAGTTTTCCCCGCCTAGAAGGGTAGAATCTGGATAAAGAGCTTCTGGGGTTAATATGGGAGAATCCAACTCCATTCTAACAACTTCTCTAACTTCTGGCGCACGACTTTGAAAGTATTCTCCCACTTCTTTACGGGTGATCGAAGGGCGGCCTTCAAAATAACGCATAAAGTCTGCTTCATTGAGCTCATCATCTTTAACGCCAGCTTTTTTTAACATGGCTGCAAATTGCTGGGGTTGCCCTTTCGCTTGTGGCAAACGAGAAGTCGCTTCTTCTCCATAACTATAGAGCCCAACAGGAGAAACTTTTCGTTGGTAAGGTGGGGTATCAGAACTTGGTGTCTTGGTGGGAGCTCTTTCGGCGTGAACTGTCATGCCTGGATATTCTTGTTTAAGACGCGCACGTAAAGGGTCATAGGCTGAATCATCAGGGACTTGTGCAGCGGCTTTGCGAATTCGCCCCTCATTGCGCTTGTCTTTAAGTTTCCTTATGCCAGCTCCCCCCGCCTTAATAGCTCCATAACCAGCGGCTCCTGCGGGTGCTCCCAGTACCCCACCAACAATCGCCCCCTCTAATCGTTGGCCTTCTTTTGAATAACCAGCTCCCGCCACTGCACCCTCGGCAGCTCCTACACCAGCAGCGCGTGCGTAAGGATTGTTAATGGCCTTTAAACCTGCGCCAGCAATTTTCCCTGCGCGTACTGCCCCTAAGCCTGGGATTAACATAGTCGGCAATGCGCCGCCAATCTCTCCAATTGTGCTTACAATGGGATTGTTTTTTGCGTAGGCTTCGTTCTTGGCGCGAATTTCAGCAACATTATCCTCATAACTTCCCTTGCCAAGCTTCGAGCGTAACCACGCTTCGCCCTCATCACCCCAGCCAAATAATGTCCCTTGGCCTAAAATGTTTCTAAAGGCTTGCGTAGTAGGAGAATAGTCTACAGACCCTCCCGATGCCTTCGATGCCCGCTTCTTGATATCAAGCGCAATAGCTATAGCTTGTTTGCGTGGCTTGCCTTCACCTAACAATGTTTCAATATTGCGTGAAACAGCAGCTTTAGAGTTAGACTTGTCTAACGGCATTTAATGCTCCTACTTAAACTCCATGCAAAACACTATTACTGTAGTCTATCTGCGTTTAGAAAATTAAGGGGTAGAAGGCTTTACCTTCTTTTTTCTAAACAATTTGTCTATCAGCCTCTTAAATAAATACATAGCCAACAGCAATAATGCAATACAAATAATATCTACCCATATTCCATATCCTGTTTGGATGCTATTTCCCATTAACGAAACAGGCGCGTTTTGTGGGACTGCCGTTTGCTCAATTGTAACACTACTCGTTTCAGGATTAACAGTAATAGTCTTATTCATTTTGCGATTTCCTATGTTTTATTCAGTATACAATTTCTGAACCTTTAATATGCCCTCCATATATTGCTTCGGCTTGATCTTGAATTGCTTTTAAGTTGCGGCGTTCCTCAGCACGTATAACACATTCACACAAAGATTCTGTTTGGGTGGGGTCATGATTCTCACATCCCGTTTTCTTTTTAGACATTGCTTGCTCCTTATGCAGCGTAAGGGTTGATACGTTCTACAGGCTGGCTTGGAACCGCGTCCATGTCTCTAGCCTCAGGCAAAGAAAACCATCCATCATTTTTGAAGTATATAATTGCTTGTGTAAAGGTGTCTACGTAATCGTCATGCTTACCTACTGGGAACTTGTTGAGCTCACTGATAAAACCTGAAGCCCAACTAACAGGATGGCCTGGTGTCTTTTTACTTTCAGGTATCCAGCATAGGCCAAGCTCTAGTGTTGGTGCTGCCTGATGTGCGCGACTGACCTTGTCGGCATTGCCAGGGTTGTATCCTATAGCCGGCACCTTGGCTAACCTCAGATCCTGAAGCAGTGACTGGCCCGATGCCTTAGCTTCGACGAGTATACGGTCTGGTCTCTTAGCTCGACCGAATGGATTAGTATCACTTAGCCCTCCATATTCCATCGCCCAGTCTTTAACTGCACGCGAACGTAGGTCAGGATACGATAGGTGCTCCGACCATGCGTCTATCAACATGACTTGGCGTGATCCTTCATGGGTAAAGATTGCATACACTGTACAGGCCGTAGGATCGCCCGTTGATTTCTCAGTGAAGGCGCAGTCATACGACTGTAAGATATACTCGAAGGGGGGAAGAGTCTTTTCATGAGGCCACAATTCAAAACAGCCAGTCTTAAGGATGCCGCCCTCAGAGGGCGAGGGGTCTTGCTGCAGCTGGCCTGATGCTCCATACACACCTAACAGTGTCTTGAGGTTATTGATCTCTTCACGACCAAACCTCTCAGGGCAGATCAGCTCGTTCTCTTCAGTACGAGGATCGTATGCACCGAGCACTGTTGATCTTTTGACACCATCGAATTCTGCGGGAATTAGCAAATGTTGCCACCCGCCAATGTCCTCTAATATATGACCACTGATATCTGCCTGGTGGAGCCGCTGCATAACTGTGACCATAATATCTTCTTTAGGGTTATTCAATCGAGTCGACCACACCTGATCAAACCAGTCTATAGCCGTCTCTCTGATAGTAGAAGATTGTCCTTCGCTCGCAGAGTGTGGGTCATCAAGTAAGAGTCGACTGCCACCCTCTCCCGTTGCAGTACCTCCGACACTAGTAGACCCCCTAAAACCTGACATACTATTCTCGTATCTAGTTTTGACGTTCTGGTCACCTGAGAGCGAAAACATATGGCTCCAGCGTTCTTGATACCAGGCTGACTGAACTAAACGTCTTGATTTCAAATTGTCTCGCATAGAAAGCGTGCCCGAATAGGACGCACATAAAAACTTCTGGGCAGGATCTGTAAGCCATTCCCACATCGGCCACATAACAGAAACTATAGTAGACTTAGAATGACGAGGAGGAACATTAATGAGCAAGCGTTTTATTTCTCCTGCACTACAAGCTTCGAGGTGCTCACAAATGGTAGCAATGTGCCAGCTCTCGATAAACGGAACACCTGGTTCCACCACAGCCCATGCTTGCTTAACAAATTCATAAAGACTATTCTCTGCATCGCGCCTCAACCTCTCGGCAGCTACAAGCTCCAACATCATGGCTGGTGTTGGCCCGTTCATTTTTTATGCTCGATTTTTTGCATGATCGTCTCCATGCTTTTTAATTCATCATCACTGAGCTGGCGCAGATCGACAGCTGCCAACTGGATGGGCCCACCACCTTCGCCTGTTACTTCCTGCTGGATCTTATCTCCGTAGACTTTGGGAAGCATCTTGCTTAATAGCCATCGGCGCGCGTCAAACTGGAGCCGAGCACGTTGCGCTTCGACTGAGCTTTCAGTCTGTTGGTCTGCGAGTTCGAGCACCTCGTCGGCCAAAAGCTCCCAGCCGAGGGTTCGCGCGCGCGTGTACTGTAAAGAAAGAGCGAGCGCGGCGGGATCATTAGCATCACTTAACCATTGTAAGAAGCCTGAAGGTGTAGGCAAATTCTTCTTACTTCTGAGTGCAGCTCTCAAAGATTTTCCCTCGGCTATTTGCTCACATACATAAGCAGTTACTTCCTCCCTATTATACTCTCGTGGACGGTGAGGTGGTTTCTTAATTTCAATCGTGTCATTTTGACTTTTGGAATTCGCACGATTGAGCTTAGACTGGGGTGATTTAGGTAGGTTCAAGGGTATGACTTTGGATTTTTTAGGCATGGTATCTATCTTAAAGCCTTTTGAGGGTAATTTACAACATATTTCAATCGTTTTTTAATCGTGTTTTTCCCTATAGTAATTATGAAGAATAAACGATTGAAATTGGTAAGCATATAATCTCCTCCATTTGGGGGCATAAAAGCCCCCCATTATGGCGATTGATGCGTTAATTTTGCCCCGTAATTTTAATCGTGTCATTTCAATGGTGTTTTTAAATAAACGATTGAAAAAAAATCGCACGATTGAAATTATTTAACCGTATTTACTCTTGTAAAGTTCCATATAATTTTGGGTACATTCGTCTACATATTCCTCCTCTAATTCCTCTGTAAATTCCTGTGCTGTTACGTCAGCCTGTTGGGGTGACATTCCCCCTCTTGTGAGCTCCATCCACTTCTTTCTATAGAGCTTGTAATTATTAGTCATTAGTTATTTCTCCTCAAGTGTCCAAAGCTGTTTATTTTTAATGCGTTCAAGAAAATCATAAGTCTCTGGGAACCTATCGACTATTCGCAACAAATTGTCCGTAGCTTTTGTTTGAACCAATATACCATGTTCATAGCGGTTTAAAGAATTTCTCGGAATACCCAGAATTATCGCAAATCTATTTTGGCTTACACCTTTTGCTTCTCTTATCCTTATAATTGAAGAAGGCGAAAGCAGAGTATTTTCAGATCTCTGTTCTTCATTTTCTGCGGCTTTTTTAAGATCTGTAAAGATAAGAGTATTCATTGGGTTAGAAAATTTACCGATTATTGTCTCTGTTCCTTTAATGGAATGAATACTCTTATCATTAAGTAAATTAAAAATGGTTGTAAACATATCTGTTGAACCTTTAATTTCAGTCTCTACGACATCTGCTCCAGTATAAAATTTTTGACACTGGGCATCCTCTTTAGCTCCTTTAGGCGTTGAATACACAGCCGTTTTTTTCTCGCTAACGGTGTCATGTACATGATACATCTTCATGTGATCCCCCTTAGTTAATGTTATGAGTTATGTGTTGTAAATCTTATCCAGAGCGCGCACTGTACTTTCTATCATGCAATGCTGTTCACTTTCTTCCTTAAAATATTTCTTTAGTCTGTCGGCATATTCTTGAGCTGTTACGTCAGCCTGTTGGGGTGACATTCCCCCTCTTGTTAACTCCAGCCATTTCTTTCTATAGAGCTGATCATAATTATACATTGTCATCTAATTTCTCCTTAGTTAATGTTATGAGTTATTTTAATTCTCAAGATACGGTATATATTTAAAGTTTAAAAGGTGGCTCCGCTTTATCAGCCTGGTTAAACCGTTTCTTCATCGTCTTTAGTGCATCATCTAATGCACTATACATTTTTTCAGTCTCCTCTTGTGTATATGTATAATTTGTCTGATCACAAAGATTCCCAACCAGTCGTATTTGTTTTAATGTTTTATTAACCCTTTTATTTGCCAAGGTTGTAAATCTTTCACGCCTATCTCTTTTTGGTTTCTCGTTTTGCATAGTGTTACTTCTCCTGTTATTTGTTATGAGTTATTTTAACCTTGTTAGGCAATCGCCAAGACTTTGGTGACAGCTGTTTTTTTGTTGGCGGCATAAAACTTATTATAGTTTGGATCTAGCCCTTTAAGTCGATCAACTACCTTACTCTTCGGTACATTTATCGTAACCCTTTCATCTACCCTTACTGTACCACGAGATGTTTTAACTTTCTCACCAGGTTTTATTACTTCTAAAACCAGCTTCTTGGCTTCGGCTAATGCCTTTGCAATTCTATCGGCTTCACGCTTGAGGTTAATATAATTTTCAGCGGCTTCGATTTTAATCTCGTTGGTTAAATTCTTTGCCATGATTATTCTCCTTAGTTATTAGTTATATCTATTAGTGATTATATAGTACCTTTATGTGT